GTAATGGCCGCATCTGACTATAAAAATTATGATGAAAGTTTACAAAAACTTTTTATAGAGTTTTGTGCAACTGATCCTGAGTTATTTGTAAGAGTAAAAAATATAGTTAGAAAAGAATATTTTTCTGGAAAATTATCTAATGCAGTTAAGTTTATGTTAGAGCATACTGAACAATATAATGCATTACCAACAACTGAACAAATTAAAGCAACCTGTGATGTAGAATTAACAAAAGTTGAAATAACTGAACAACATAAAAATTGGTTCTTTGATGAGTTTGAAACATTTTGTAGGCACAAGGCATTAGAACACGCAATTATAAGTTCAGCTGATTTATTAGAAAAAGGCGATTATGGTCAAGTAGAAGAAAAAATAAAACACGCAGTAAGAATCGGACTTACAAAAGATTTAGGTACAGATTACTTTGTTGATCCAAAAGCAAGATTATTAGCACTTAAAGATAACAATGGCACAATTAGTACAGGATGGACAGCATTAGATCAAAAATTATATGGTGGATTTAATAAAGGTGAATTGAATATATTTGCAGGGCAAAGTGGTGCAGGTAAAAGTTTATTTTTACAAAATCTTGCATTAAATTGGGTAACTGCTGGAATGAATGTAGTTTACTTTACTTTTGAGTTAAGTGAAAATTTAAGTTCGATGAGAATTGATTCGATGTCAACAGGTGTAGCATCAAATGAAATATTTAAAAAGATTGATGATATTGATTTAATGGTACGTATGCAAGGACAAAAAGCAGGTAAGTTTCAATTAAAGTATATGAATAGTGGATGTACAGTAAATGATTTAAGATCATATATAAAAGAATATGAAGTACAAACAAATGCAAGACCAGATTGTATTTGTGTTGATTATTTAGATCTGTTAATGCCAATTAGTAAGAGAGTTTCACCTAGTGATTTATATATTAAAGACAAATATGTATCTGAAGAATTACGTAATTTAGCAGTAGAAAATCAAATAGTATTAGCAACAGCATCACAATTAAATAGGTCATCAGTAGAAGAAATTGAATATGATCATTCACATATAGCTGGTGGGTTAAGTAAGGTTCAAACAGCTGATAATGTTATAGGGATTCAAACTAGTAGAGCTATGCGTGAACGTGGTAGATATTTAATACAATTAATGAAAACTAGGTCAAGTGGTGGTATTGGAAATAAAATATCATTATCATTTAATATAGATACCTTAAGAATTACTGATCTAACTGAAGAGCAAATAGCAGAAGATGATAATATGACGTCATCATCAATAACTAGTTCTATTAAGAAGCGAACTGCTACAATTAAGCCAAAAACACCACAAAATCAAGGAGCTCAAGTAGTTCAACAAGTAGAACAAGTAGCAAATTTACGTAGTATGCTTAAGACTAGAAGAACTGCATTAGATGACACAGACAAGTTATAATACACACTTATATAGGTTTCCTTTAATAATAAATAATACTATAAGATTTAGGAGATGTAGTTGTGAATAAGCGAAATACAAAATCAATACTTGAAGAAATCAGTAAAGTTGTACCAAATAGCAATCGTGAGTCATTAATTGAATCACGAGCTGGGCACGTTATATCTTCAGCTATAAATCTTATCGATATGCTCCACGAGTCATATGATCAAGAAACTGCCGGCGAGCTAACTAGACGTTTAGTTAATAGTATTAAAAGTAGCGACCCTGCTAAATTTGAACGTGGAATTAGAAGGGTTTTACAGAATAAAAATGAAGATAAATGATATTAAAATCGATGAAAATATCAACACACATTTAACCCATTTAGAAGATTTAAGTCTTTTTAATGGTAAAAAAGGTGCGGTGCAGGCACTTGGTTTTTTAACAGGATTATCTAATATTGTAAAAGGGAATTCATCAAAAAAATTTAATATTACTACAAAATGGGATGGATCTCCAGCAATTGTTTGTGGAACAGATCCTAAAGATGGCAAATTTTTTATTGGTACAAAAGGTGTTTTTAACAAAAACCCAAAATTAAATAAGTCAATGAAAGATGTATCAGTAAATCATGCTGATACAGTTGCTAAAGGTGAAACTACAGATAAAAGTGAGTTAAGAGGCAAATTAAGACAAGCATTAAAATATTTAGAAAAATTAAATATTAAAGGTGTATTACAAGGTGATTTAATGTTTACACAAGGTGATCTTCAAGAAAAGAATTGCCAAGGTGAAGCTTGTATAACGTTTCAACCAAATGAAATAGTTTATGCTGTTCCATCAAATAGTGAATTAGCACAAAGAATTAAAAGAGCTAAAGTTGGAATAGTATTTCATACATCATATGAAGGTGATAGTTTAGATAATATGACAGCGTCATTTAGAGTTGATTTATCTAATTTAACACCTACACCAGATGTTTGGTTTGATGATGCATATATTAAAGACTATTCTGGTATGGCAACAATGACAGCACAAGAGTCAGCGGCAGTAGATTCTGGAATAGCTCAAATAAAAAGTAGTTTGCAATCAGTAGGAAATGCATTTGAATTTTTAGATGGTTCTGAAGCTGGTAATGATTTAAAAATTAATATTGCGGCTAATATTAATTCTAATATTAAGCAAAATGTAATACAACAAAATCCTGAAACATTTTTTAATCAATTTATTGAGGATTATAAGAAAAGAGCAGAAGCTAAAATAGAGCAATTAAAGACGGGTAGAGAGGGTGTTGCAGGACAACGTCGCTTAAATGCCCTACAAATTGGCTTAAATTACTTAAATACTAATAAGAATAATATGTTGAGTTTTTACTCTATATGGCTTAAATTAGGTGCTATGAAGAACATATTATATAAAAAATTATCAAGTATTAAAGCAATTGATAGTTTTGAACAAAATGGAGATGAATTAAAAGTAAGAGATCCAGAAGGTTTTGTTGCTGTTGACCATATAGGAAATGCAATAAAAGTTGTGGATAGATTAGATTTTAGTAGGAAGAATTTTATGAAAAAAGAAGGTATAGAATTAGATTTAGTTACACAATTGCTTACTGAAGCAAGAATGTTTAAATCAAGACAAGGTGTATCAAAGTTCTCAGCACGTGAAATAGCTGATATGGCTTTTGCACATTGTATCGCTTTGCAAGTAATGAATCGTGAATTCAAGTACACATCAGTTGCAAAAAGTTATGCATCAAGAACTTCAAGTTATGGTAATTATGATTATTTTAGATCAAATGGTACTGATTTATATGTAATGTTACACGCCTTATTTGGTAAAGGTTCTATTATTAAATTTGATGATGAAAAAAATAGTAAAATTTTATTAAGCAGAATGAAAAGTGATATAATGCCGTTTAGAGAATTTTTAAGTCATATTGGATCTTCAGGATCAAATACTGATACTGAACAACGTATGTTAATGAGATTGCAAGGAGCATTGTATATTTCAAACAGTAAGTTACGTTCTATGAAACGTTTAGCAGGTGATTGGGAAAATTTAAAAACACGAGAAAAAAGAACATTAGTATCTAGTTTATTAACTTATTTTAGATCAAATTCACCTATGTCATCGCTTACAACGTATATTCAAAGATTAGCACGTGAACGTGATTTTGGTGACGATAAGCAAAAAGTTAAAACATCAAAAGCAATGGCAGTTGGTGCGGCATTGGCAGGTGCATATTTAGGTTATAAACTTGGTCGTGGTAAAACACCAAGCTATGCAGATAAAAAATTTAATTTTAAAAAGGATAAAAAATAATGGCAGTAAGAATTAATGGTGCGGCAAGAGGCGGCGAGTTTATTAGTAATAACTTACAGTTTTATACAATGTATACTTCTATTGATATAACTGTTACTGGAAGTTATTCTGATGCAACGCAAAAAGATTTTGATGCTGTCGTGCAATTAATTGCAGGGTATTCACAGGTTATTATTTCAAATGATCCAGTTGGTGTAGCAGACTTAAATGCTAATGGAGCCCCAAGTATTACAGGTGGCGGTTGGATATTTAAATTTGCGGTAGAACACCCAGACGTATTTAAATTAAATGGAAATAGTGTACAGGCATTAATTAATGAATTTGATGGAATAGTACTAAATGGTGGCACGTTTGCAACAACAGGTGGCTCAAAAAATGTAGAGTTTGTACAATCGGAGACATTATAAGATGGAAAAGAATCAACCAAAAGTAATTAGTGAAGGTACTAAACATTTAGAAGCAAGTAATTTAGAAACTCATGTTGTTGTATCACATGAACGTCATACTGAAATTCAAAAACGTTTTGATAAAGTAGATGTGCGTATGGATAAAATGGAAGAAAAAACTGATGCACAGTTTAGTAAAATTGAAAAGATTATTATTTGGTCAATGGGTACATTGTTTATTACTTTACTTACAACATTGTTTACAATTGTATATGGGAGCTTTAAATAATGCAAATAGCAGAAGTATA